CGGCATGACCCGACGGCCTCGCGGTGAAGAGCGCCGCGCTTCGATTCGAGATTCGCGTTGAGTTGTTCGGTCAGGGTGCTAAGTAGACACACCCGCCGCGTATCCGGCCTTCCTCCCGGGAGGCGGGTGGTTTCGAGTGGTTCCCATGACTGAGGCAGAGCGCTTACGAGCGCAGGCGGAGCGATGCTTTCGACTTGCCGAGCAATCGGTCGCAGTCGACGTCGCGAACTCCATGCATCGACTGGGCTGTGACTTTCTCGAGCAAGCGAAGGCTGCGGATCGTGGGCGCTGCGAACTCCATAAGGCGTCGCCCGGGCTTACCCGGCCGGCGACCGAAGGCGGACACCAGCCGGCGCAACAACAACAGCAAATTCAGCCCAAGGATGATGACGACGCCATTCCTTGAGGCGTGAGCGTCCGCGTCCTGTGTCGGAACGCTAGCCGGCGTCCTGGCCCGGTTGCGGCGACAAATCCAGAATTCTGATTCGGAGCGGATAACCGGGAATGAGCCTGTGCCCGGCTTCGACCGCCTGCACCCGGCCGGTAAACGTGCCGGCCTTCCCTTCAGCCGTCAGGCCATCGATGGTGATGGTCTGTTTGCGAATGAGCGCGGCCCGGCATCGATATTCGTCATCGGGTTTCGCATAGAACTCGCTCATAGACCCCTTCCGAAAGCGGTCCCGAAGTCGAGATTAGCCTGGTTGTGAGGGCCCAGAAGGTTGCCCGGCAGGGTCCTGAGTCGCGTGCGTCGTCCTTGTCCCGCGAATCTTGCCGGCTTTCTCCGCCAGCTTCAACCAAGCTTGCGCCATTTCAAGGATAAACAGCTTCTGCGCCGCATTGGTCATTTGGGCGGCCAATGCGACACACTTCTCGGCATTGCGCCGATATCCTGCTGCATCGTCGTGCTGCGTCATGCGCAGAATCTCCCTCATAACGTTCGTAATTCACCTAGGGCGGGATGGTTCCGCCCGTCTCATACAATATTTCGCGCCGCGCACCGATTCTCAATACGCATTCGGACGAGTCGATACGCTCTATGCGACGCGCCCAGCGGATTTTCCAGCAGGCGCAATTCCAACCGTGGATTTTTCCCCGCGCGTCTTAGCCGAGGCCATCAAAAAAGGCGGCCAAGAATAAAGATCAGCCCGCTTCTCAGCGCTTGTTTCAACAACCGAAAAACAACGGATTTACAAGCTGTCGCTTTCCGTCGTTGCGAGAAGTTGATCGGCCTGCTTCGTAAGCGCGATGGCCTCTTCCAGCAAAAGCCGGCTCGCCAGAACGCGGCGCCGACTTGGGCACTCCGTTCGCGGATCGGTGGCGGCCGTGAGTGACTGAGCTTCGAGCTTGGCAAGTCTCTGTTCGAGCGAGCGCGTCATTTCTTGATCCTCTTTTCCACGATGGTCAGGCGTTTGTCGATATCGGCGGTCGTGAGCGTTTGCGCAAAGCCCTGAACGACCTTGGCAAGCTCGGCCGCCTCCGACGGCGACAACTCGCCGTCGGCAATGGCTTGGACTATCGTGCCCATCGCCCCGACGGCGTCCGCCGCGATCGCGAGCTGCGGCAGGTCGAAGGAGACCGGCCGGTGGCGATTGGGCGGGCAGACGCGATCCATGCACAAGCGAAGCGCGGCCATATCGCCCTCCTTCGCGAGATCGATCGCGATCCGCGTCAACGCTTCGGCATCTTCGTCGAACAGCTTTTCGGCGGCGATGGTCCGCTTGTTGCGCGCACCAGGCGGGCGACCGGTCGGATTGCCGCTTTGACCTTTCTGAAACGTCATTTTGGTTTCCGTTGATCGGGTTGAGTCGTCGCGTTTCGTTCACAGCATCAATCGGCATCACCGGGTGCCACAGGCATGGCCCCGGCCTCGTGCTGCTTTTCCTCGGCCTCCCATTGCGCCAGCAACGCCATCAACTTCGCGTGGGTCATGGCGTTGGGTCCTTCGCAAGTCAGCCAGTAGACGCACAGGGGCCGATCGGCCTCGCTCAACTCACCGGCTGCAATCATCCGGTCGATCGTGGCTGGAACCTCGCGTTCCTCCGCACAAAAGATCGGGATCTGGTCGCCTTCGATTTTGGATTCGATCTTGGCGAGCCGTCTTTCGATGGCGCCCTTCATTCGTCGCACTTTCCGCGGTTTCGGCATCGAAGCGAAAAACGCTTCGCAGCTCATTGAGACGCAAAACGCCCGCTCGGCTTCTCGGCGGGCGCAATTCCAACTGTGGATTTTCTCCTAGCCCCTCACGCGACCCCAACATGCGGATATGCCAGCTTGCGCCGAAAGCCGGCGTCGCTCGTCACCGGCTCGGCGAAGGTGAGCGCGACTGCGTCCCATTCGTCCGGGCTCGGCACGCCGCGCTGGCGCATCTTGTCCTTGCTTTCCAGGATGAGCCGCGTGTGGCTGTCGTAGCTATAGGTCGGCCCGCAGGCGTCCGCTTGCAGCGAGTCACGGTCGGGGATCTGCGCGCCGCCTGGGTCCTCCAGCCACTCTTTCGATTTGAGCCACATCTCGGCGCGCCGGTTGAACGGCCCGCCCGAGGGTTGGCCGTGCGCGTCGAGTGGGGGCGGCTCCATGGGCGATGAGCCGAAATTCACCGGCCGCACGATCTCGCCGAAACCCATCTCACACAGCCGGTCATAGACCCCTGCCCCGACCCCACCGACGTCGACAAATACACGCGTGGGCTTTTCCTTCTCGATGACCTGCTTCATCCAGCCGGCCGACTGCATGGTGTCGAGCCCGACGCGGCTTTCGACGCCAATCACTTGACGCCCGCGCCGGCGCGCCAGCGCGTGCCGGTCGCCGCCCTTCCAGGCCGGATCGAAACCGATGACCAGCGGGCCTGACGGTTCGCATCTGGCTTTGCGGGCTCTGGCGACCAGCGCCGCCGGGATGAAGCTGTCATGTCCCGACATCTGAAACGCCTCGGCCGCCGTAGCGGGATATTCCTGCCGGAACAGCGCCGGGTCGCGGAGATCGCCGATCTTGGCGCGGCGCCACACCATCTGGGCAAGGTCGAGGCCGTAGAGCCGCTGATACTCGGTCTCTTCCGGGTCGAGCGCAAAACCCGGCGGCGGCGCGATGCGGTATTCGTCCTGCCAGTACCACGGCACGAAGATCGCGATGAAATCGCTCTTGCCGGAGTCGGCCTCGCGCCACTTGGTATGAAACAGATTGCCGAACCCGTTGGCAGTCGATTCCAGAATGATTTCGGTGTCCGGCATGTCAGGCACCGCCTGGAGCACCCCGGCCGCGTGGCTGTCGGCATTCGGCCAGAACGCGACCTCGGAGCCATGCAAAAGCTGGATGGTGCTGGATCGTCCGGCGCCTTTCGTTCCCGCGGTGGCCACCCGATAGCCGCTATCGAGGTCGTCGAAGCTCAGCTCCTTAGCGTTGGCGGCGCCGGTGCGCGGCCGCACGTCGTCGGGGCAATGGGCGTGGAAGCGGTCCACCATGTCGAACAGGTTCTTGGTCGCCGCATCCTCATGCGTCAGGATGAACACCCGCAGGCCGCGGCCGTGAATGGCGCGGTGGTAGAAGCGTCCGCCCACATAGGTGCTGCATCCCTGCTGTCTCCCTTTCAAGATGAGCGCCCGCACGCGGCCGACGTCGGCGCGCTGCTGTTCCAGCCTTGTGTGAATGAACTGCTGCACGCGGTTGAGGCAGAACGGAGTTATCGCCCCGGCCTTGGCCCTGATCTTGAGACATTCGCGCGCGAAGGCTTCGTAGTCGGCCGCGAGCCGTGCCTTGCGTTCGTGCCTGGCAAGCTCCGCCGCGACCGCCGCCCGCAGGCGCGACCGCGCAGCCGGCGCGAACCGTTTCGAGAAGTCCGCGAAGCTCATGGTTGCTCACGTGTTGGCGGGGCGTCAGGATGAAGAAGTTTCAGCCGACCAGATCGCTCCACTACGCCGGCTTCGCACCGGCCCCGAGGCATTGTGTGTCTGTCGGCTGAAACGCAAAGCGCCCGCGCGGCTTCCCGGCGGGCGCAATTCCAACTGTGGATTTTCTCCTAGCACATCCGGCGACGATCGTCAAAAAAATGGCTGTCAAGACTCTTGATCGCTCGCACTTAAAAAAATTTCAGCCGACCAGATCGCTTCACGCGCCGGCCCGACCGGCCCCGAATCGTTGATCGTCTGTCGGCCAAACGCAAAGCGCCCGCTCGGCTTCCCGGCGGGCGCAATTCCAACTGCGGATTTTCTCCTAGCCGAACTACCGGCAGTCGTCAAAAAAATGGCTGTCAAGACTCTTGATCGACGGCGGCGACGCACGAGTCACTCATCTTGATCGGCTGGATGACAACCCCCGGTTTGCTCCTTGCCGCGGGCGCACAACCAAAATATTTCGCACTCGACTTGAACACAGTGGCGATGTATTGCGGCGCCCCCGAGTCGAAGGAGCCGCGATGTCAGTCGACCACCGCGCCATGACCGAGCATCGTCTGGAGAAGAGCCGCCGCATTCTCGAACGGCAACGGCAACTGATCGCGGCGAGACGCGCGTCCGGCCAACCAACGACGCACTCCGAACAGGTGCTCGCGACGTTCGAGCGAACCCATGCCGCCTTCGAACGCAGTCTCGTGTGGATTGTGAAGGAGCAGGAGAGCCGCGCGTGGCCCTATTGAAGGGGCGCGAATCGAATCGTCTGAATGCAAACCGATCGCTCGGCTTCCCGGCTCAAGCGCCGGTGAGCGAGCACAGGGCCGGTGCACGTATGACTCTTGGAGGAGTCCCGGCCCCACACCCGCTCGGTCAAGATGTATGGTGAAAGGCTACCGCCCCGCAATCAGACTCCCACTTTCGCGATCACTCTGCGCTGCCGTCTTTCTTTTCCCCCCGTGCAACGATCCTCAGCGTGTCATCCGGCGACGGGCGTTTTAACGACAGCGCTGGTACGCCGGCGCCGGTGAGCACGTGACCCACGCCGCGTGTCGCATGAGGAAAGTCGCGCGCGACAAAAGGTGTCGATCGCGCCAAGACGCTTGGCTAGACCGCCGCCTTCGAGGATCAGGATTATGTGGGTCGTCAAAAGAAACGGCTTGGTGTGAAGCCTGAGGAAGGCACCAACTGAGGCGGCCTAGGCATTGGCGCGGTCGCTCTTGAGGACTGCCACTTGGCGCCTACCTTCCCACACTTCAAGGGTTGAGCCGTTCTGAACGGCTTTCGCGTGTTCGACCGCCTCCCGGTCCTCATCATAGTTCGCAATCTCGGGCGAGGTTTGGATATGCCCGTCGTCGGTCAATGTGTAAATTCGGTAGTGCGGCATGTTCAGTCTCCCGATCACAGGCGGGAGCTCGACCGCTCTCATCACCGATGCCTGGCGCAGCGCCTCTATCGGTAACGTCCGCTAGAGTACAATGTTCGGTACCGGACTCAAAGTTAAATTGGGTCCATGCTGTGGATAGAGGAATTAGGACACTGCTTTCCGCAACTTAGGACACCGACCCTGGAATTAGGACAGAGCCGCTGCTCCAGATGGTGACGGGCGGCGCAGAGCGCGACCTGCGTGTTCCGCACCATCAAGGCGTGGACGTAATGTGTGTTGCGCTTCGTCCGCTACCGGTCCCGCGTCTTGGCCGCGGCCCGTGCCTCGGCATCCTTCGCCAGGCGATCATAGGTCGTGGCGACTTCGAGCATCAGCCGCCTGGCGTCGAGATCGTCCAGATTGGCCGCGTTGGCGCGCGCTTCCGCAGCGCGTTCTCGCCAGTGCCGGGCATCGTGCCGAATGGATTCCGACATGGCGGTGCCGTCCGCGGGCGCTCCTAGTTCATCGACCTGCGCTGGGACTTCGCAGCGCTCTCGCGCTCGGCCAAGCGCAGCTCCGCTTCGGCCAGGGTCAGGTAATGACTGGCGATCGATTCGTAATGGCCGCGCAAGACCGGGTCGGTCTGAAGCCCCGCGAGCTTCTGGCATTCCTCGGCCAGCGCGCTATAACGCGTGGCCCTCGCCGCCGCCGTCGGCACGTTCGAATCCCCCACCCGGTGACGCCCCCGCCGCCAGTAAATAGCGCCCGCGGCCGGCGTCAAGAGTTCTCGTTAACCACCCCGAGATGACTGTCGCAACCTTTCGGCATCCCAAGGGTTAAAGGCACTAATGCTCCCTTCGCACGGGCCCGGTCCATCATGACGGAAGCCAAACGCCTGCACGCCGAGGCCGCGCGCTATCAGCGGCTCGCGCAGCAAAGCCAGGCCAGAGACGCGCGGGAGACCTTCATCAAGATCGCGGGCGAGTATCTGGAGCGCGCGCGGGCGCTCGAGCGCAGCCTGGCGTGGGGCCAGCCGACGCAACTCGAGGTGAAAAAAGAATAGGTCCGCGCCCGCCAGCGAGTGTCCCGTAAAGAATTTCGAGCTTTACGTCCCTTTCCGGACTTAACCAGTGCCCCTCGCTTTACGAGCCATCGGCCGAGAGCGCCGGCCGCTCAGCAAAGCCCCGTTGTCTGCGCCATGGTGCGCACCAGGTCCTCCTGCAAGAACGGCTTTCGAACCATCGGGAAGCCGCGGCCATCGGTCTCGCGGCCCGACAACAGCATCACGGCGAGGTTCCGGCTCGTCCGCCTGGCTCGTTCGGCCAGCTCGTAGCCGCTCATTTCCGGCATGTTGATGTCGGTGATCAGGAGCTCGAAGTCGCCGTCCGCCAGCAGGTCGAGGGCAAGGCGCGGGTTGGTCGTGATCACCACCTCACAGCCGAGCTCTTCCAGCATCTGGGCGGTGACATCGAGAACCAGCGGGTCGTCATCGACAACGAGCACCTTGCGGGCCACGACGGGCTCCTGCGATCACCCCGGCCCTACCATTGAACCAACGTCCCCATGGGTGCGCTTGTTCCTGCTGGCCTCTAGGCCCAAGCGCCTCTGTTTTCTCGGTTTTCCGGATCCGCCGACAGGCAGGCGGCGGGAACCGGGCCCGCTCGCAAGGTTGTCAGGCTACGCGCGACAAGCAGGGCGACGTCGGGCGGTGGCTCGCCGCCGATCGGCGGTCGATAAGCAAAGCACTCGCGAAAAAGGGCGACCGCGATCGCGGCGACCAGAAACGCCGCTGCCGTAAGCGCGGGCCCCCGGGAACCAATCGAAGGGCGCGAAGTTTGAGAGTCGGATCAGGCGGTGTGGTGAGCGCGTTGTGTTTCGCGGCCGCGGCCGGTGATGACATGCGCTTCCTCCGAGAGAGGTGCCCGTCATGTCGATCATCCCCTACCTGCCGCGACAAGCCTTCGGGCCGGACGTCACCCGCGCCATGGGGGTCGCCTTCGACGAGGTCTGCAGCACGCTTGCGATCGACAATACCGGCGTCGTCCAGCCGCGGATCGTGGCGCGCAAGATCGTCGAGCTGGCGCAGATGGGCGAAAATGACGCCGACCGCCTGCGCGATCGCGCATTGGAAAGCTTCCGGCTCGGCCCGCCGCATCCCCCAACAAGGCGCCGCCCGCCGGCCAGCCAGGCGACCCCCAAGTAAATTCCGCGACGCTCGCACGGCGTCAGCGTCGGGGAACGGGGCGGCCTCCGCCGCGTTGTCGGGTGGGCGAGCGCTGGGTCTCGGCGGATCGTCCCGCGTCGCCTCCGGGGCGGTCATCCTCCCTCCCCCTTTTCACGCAAGGTGACCCGATGAATGAGGACCGCGACGGCTGCCATGGCTCATGATCGACGTCGGTTTCGTGGCGATGCCCGGCCTGGCTCCGGCCTAGGGCGCGACGCAGTCGCGCCGGATGAGTGCGCCGCAACAGCGGCGGCGCGACACGGCGCCGCGCGACCGATGCCGATAGGTTTGCGGCGGCCGCGAAACGAGCAACTCCAGCAAGGCGAGCGACAGAAATCCATGCGTCAGGTCGAGAGCATCTCCCTCGTTGCAAGAAACACCGCGACCGTGCACCTGGTGGTGGACGACTTCGGAACGCTCGGCCGTTCCTATCGCGAGACGGACGAGGCCCAGGCCGACGCCGCGGCGGTGGTCGAGAATCTATTGAACGGCCAGTATTTCAACCCGTTGCGGGTGATCGCCTTCAACCTCCAGGAAGGCTGGGTGCGCGACGTCTCCGAGGACGTGGCGCGCGCCGTTCTGGAGCGGGCGAGAAACGAAGCAACGCCCCTGCCCGACGCCGTCCGGCGGTTCGTGGATCACCACGTCGTGCAACTGGCTTATTGGTAGTCCCCGCCGTTTGACGCACGATCGCGCCGGCGCGTCGCTGCGCAATGTCCGACGCCGGACCCAGGAACGAATCGGAGGGACAAAAGTTGCCTGGGCGTACGAGGCGGCAGGCGCGCAACACGTCGCAGAGTGCGCCGCAACATTGTGCGCCGCCGCAAGAGGCAGGCATGTCGATCGCGCCATTTCTGTCGAAGCAGGCTTTCGACCCGGAGGTGACGGAGGCCATGGGCGCCGCCTTCGACGCGGTCTGCCACGCGCTCGCCATCGACACCAAGGGGATCGCAGAGCCGCGCATCGTGGCGCGCAAGATCATCGAGCTGGCGCAGATGGGAGTCCGCGACGCCAACCAGCTCCGCGACCGCGCGCTCGAAGTATTTCAGAATGGCGCGCCGTATCCAGCAGATGGGCGCAAGCCGCCGTCAGGGCCATTGAGCTCCAGGTAACTCCCACATAAAAAACGGCCCCGCCGAACGGGCGGGGCCGCTTCCAAGGGGATCCAGGCCCTTACTTCCCGGCGGTTCCGAGCTGGGTGGACACGGTGTTGAACGTGTTCTTCAGCTGGACGCCGAGGCTGTTGACGACCGTGATGATCGCGACCGAGATGCCGGCGGCGATGAGGCCGTATTCGATAGCGGTGGCGCCGCTTTCGTCGCGCACGAATTTCTGACAGGCGGACATGTTGTTCTCCCGTGATACGGCGGATAGCCGCCGCATGGGTGCCAGTTATGCCGGATAAATCCCAAACGTAAGTAAAACCGCGCCCAGGGATTCTCCGAAAATCGGTCATCAACTGTGTACAAAACCGTGGAAATTTAGATTCAAATTGTAGGGAACGCGGGCGCCGCAAGTGCCGGCAATCCTCTGCCGGATGACATGCGGCTCGAGCCCGGCAGGGACCGGTCGCGGAGGATCGCGGGCCACCAGGCCGACGCGTGATCGATTTCGGCGGTCATCTGTGAGGCACCTCACACACCCCCTGGTCGCATTTTCGTTAGTGTTCCGGCCGAG